CAAATGATGGAAACACAATGATAGATCCTTTAGGTAATATTTCTTTTGCTTGTTTCAAATGTTTAGCTTCTTCTCTCATATGCGGATCGTAGTTTCTAAAATCAAATTCTAGTTCTCCACCTTCATATTCTGAACCATCGGTTAATTGACAAGTCATAGATAGCTTTCGAACTTTACCATTGTCTGGACCTTCTTTTTTATAAGGCTTATCCCAGCTGTCCTGGTGCCAATCGTAAAACTGCTGGAGTTTATATTTTGTAAACTGACAAGATTCACTTCTATCCCATTCAAAATTCCATCCTGCATTTTTATTAGCTTCATGTATGTAAGGATGTAATTCTTTAAAAATCCAAGTATCATTTAACCAAACTAAATCAGAGTTTCTTTTTCTTTTCATATCTCTAACTTGATCTTTAGTTAATTCTTTATCACCGTATCCACCTGTTCTAGCCATAGTCTCTGCTTGTGTTAATCCATGTTTTATAATGTCATCACAAATCTTTGGGGGTATTGCAGAGGTAAAATACCAGTAGTAATTAGATATATTCATAAGTTATAGTCTGTACAAAATTCAAACTATCTTTCTGATTATTAGTTATGTAATACATATTAGTTGATGGAAACATTATAAACATATTGTCTGTAAGTTTTATATCCCAACTTCTTCCTTTACGTCTGTTATCTTCATAATGTATTCTAACAAAACAATCTTTAACTTTAACACCGTAAAGCATAGTAAAGTCTGGAGAGTTACGTAGATCCACCGGATCAATATTTAATAAAGGAATTGTTGTCTCATTGGGTTTATAGATATTTCCCCAAGTTGATTTGTTAACTAAATTGATACCATGTTCAAGACCAATAAAGTCTCTCATATATGTGTTTAACATATCCCAAGTTCTTGAGAATGGAAATTCTTTAGCGTTAAAAGTTGATTGTAAAATATCGTTGGTAAGTTTTTCTTGGTCTATTTCAAAACCTTTCGGCATATCAATGTCGCCGTAAAATAAACTCTGTTCTGTTAATACTTGTCTCTGCATACCACCACCATTTTTAATTTATGCTTTGCTGTCTGTCAAGTCCCAAGTTGTATTAGTTTCATTCCAATTGTAAGACCACATATGAGTGTCTGCTTCATTTTGTGAAGTCTGTTCTTCTGTTAATGCTGGTGCATCACCGATTGGTGATTTCCAAGAAGCTGATGCATTATGTTTTACCCAAGATGCATGAGGTTTTTTAGGCCAAAAGATATTATCATCTTCGTCCCAAGTATAACCTATACCTGCGTAATTTCCTCTAAAAGGTGTTCCACCATTTCTATGAGTTCCACCAGATGTATTGTAAGATGTTTGAATCCACATCTGTGCTGGCCAGTTGTTGTGAGTTTCTAAATATTGTTGACCTACAGATTCATCCTCAACGCCGTCAGCGTTCAACATATCACCATTATTCAAAGTGAGTACTTGAATAACTTTACTGTTTGATCCTAGTTTTGCAAAATGTGCCATAATTATTCTCCTTATATCTTATTTGTTGTTGTTTGTAAATACCATATTAATTTTGGAATTTGTATCTTATTATAACGATTCCAGAGCCACCTGGTCGACCTGCTCCACACGCAGGTTCTCTAGGGGTACTTCCCCCGCCAGCACCACCACCAGTATTTGATGTTCCATTTGTAGAAGTCGTTACAGGATTACCACCAATTCCACCACCACCTGTACCTGCTGTTCCGGGTCCACCAGATTGTGATCCACCACCTCCTCCACCAGCGTAAGCTGTTGGAGTTCCATTAATACTTGTTGTTGCACCAGCACCACCAGCACCTCCTAAAGGAGTAGTACCATTACCACCTGCTGTTGTAGCACCTCCACCACCTCCAGAAGAATCCTCTGGTCCTGAATCAGGAGGGTTTGATGCTCCACCAGAAAAACCTTGAGAGGGACTAACTGGGGGAGTATTACCTGCACCTCCAGCAGCTCCTGTTCTTGCACCACCACCACCACCAGAACCTCCAGCTAAACCAACGCCTTTAAAATTTCCACCACCACCACCACCTGTAGATGTTATACTTGAAAAAGTTGAAATACTTCCTGGTCCACCCTGATTTCCTGGATCAGCAGCAGCGCCACCAGCAGCACCAGCAGCTCCTACTATAATTGGATAACTTGTAACTGAAACTGGTAAAGCTGAAACACAAGCACCTAAAGGAGAAGCTGTGTAACAACCAGAAGCTGCACCTGAAGATTCTCTAAACCCTCCTGCTCCACCACCACCTACGGCTTCTGTCATAGAAGCAGAACCACCTCCACCAGCTACTACCATATAATCTGTTGTATTTGAGCCACCTGCGTTACCTGCACAAGATACACAAAAAGTTCCTGGACCTGTAAATGTATGAATTCTAAAATCTCCTGAACAAGTAATTGTTCCACCGGTTGCTGTAACATATTCTGCTCCTGGTGCTTCTGATTGTAAACCTGAATCTGTTACTAACCAACCTTGTGTTGAATCTATAAAAACTAATGTAACAGCTAGTCCTTCAGTTAATAAAATTGAATTATCAGTTGAACCACCAATTTTGTCTGAACCATTTTGAACTAATGTAACTGCATTTGTATCAAATGTATTTGCGTAATCTTTTATTGCAACTACATCACCTGCAGTACCTGCTGGTAGAGTTACTGTGATTGCTCCACTTGTTGTATTTACAAAATAACCTACACCACTTACTGCTGTGAATCCTGATGTTTTAACTGTTGTATCCCAAGACGCTGCACCGGTTGCGCCGAACCCTGCCGCCGTACCGCTGTTCGTGATTGTTACACCTGCGGGAATTGTGAACGTATCTCCACTATCCCCTAATGTGACTGTACCACACGCTGTTCTTGGACTAATTTTATTTACTTTTACTTCACTCATAATATTTTCCTATTGAAATTTGTATCTTATTATTACTATTCCTGATCCACCAGCGCCTGAAGATCCTGGACTTGGATGTCCACCACCTCCACCACCACCTTTGTTTGTAGCACCTGCTACTGCTGATGAACCTCCAGGTCCACCTGCTCCTGCACCACCACCTCCAGAACCAGCAGATCCAGCAGTAGTATTTCCTCTACCACCACCTCCACCACCTCTTACGACAGTTGAGCCATTAATTGTAGAAGGTGTACCATTTCCACCTGAACCACCAGTTTGTCCGTCTGGTGAACCATCACCACCAACTGATCCAGCACCTCCACCTCCACCTCCATCAACAGCAGATGCACCAGATTCACCATTACCTGCACCACCTGAATTTCCTTGAGATATAGGAGTTGGGGGAGTATTTCCAGCACCACCTGAACCACCAGTAGCTTCAGAACCTCCTCCTCCAGAACCACCAGAATTTCCTGCTCTGCCTGTTGGTCCACAAGACCAAGCACCGCCACCGCCTCCATTTCCTGTAATACCAATTGATACTGAATTTGAACCATTATTACCTTGTGTTGATGAACCAGGTACTGCTGCTCCACCACCACCAACTGTTATTGGATAAGCTGTTGCTGAAACTGGTAATCCAGAAGCAGTTCGATAACCACCAGCTCCACCACCACCACCATGATTTCCACCACCACTAGCACCACCAGCTATTACTAAATATTCTACTACATTATTAGCTGGGTTATTAGATAATGATGAAACACAAAATGTTCCGGGTCCTGTAAAAGTTCTAATTTCATAATCTCCATCTTGTGATGGAGTTCCACCAGTTGCTGTAATAAATGTATTACCTCTTACATTACTTGTTGAATCCATAGTATTAATCCAACCTTGCGTTGAATCAACAAATACAAAAGTTACTGATTGTCCTTCTGTGTTTAAAATTGCATCTTGTGCAATTGCACCTATTTTTTCTGATCCGTTTGGTGAAATGGTTAAATTACTTGTTTGCCAAGTTCCTGCATAATCTGCAACAGATACTATTGCTCCAGCACTACCTGCTGGTAAGTTAACTGTGAAAGCACCGCCCGAAGTATTACAAAAATAACCTTCACCTGATACTGCAGTGAACGTTGCTGTTTTTGGAGTTGTCTGCCAATCTACTGTCCCCGTTCTACCAAAACCTGATTGTGATGCGCCACTTGCTAAATTAATAGTATCACCACTTGCACCTAGTGTAATCGTTGTTCCACACTGACTAACTAAATTACCGCCGTCCGCTGCTTGAA